CTGTCCTCGCTGGGCTCCTCGGTCTCGACGGCCGCCACCTCGATGGGTTCGGCGTCGGCGTTCAGTTCGGCGGTCGTGGCGTCGCCCGCGTCGATGGGGTCGGCCTCCGGGTACGGGTCGTCCGTCTGGCGGACCTCCACGACCTTGACCTCCTCGTGGCGGCTGGCGAGGCTGTGGTCGACCTCCTTCTTGTCCGCGGCGTTCAGACCCAGCAGGTCCGCGATTTGCTGGAGGTACTGGCGTTTCTCCTTCTGGACGCTTTCGAGGTCCCGGCCGTAGTCCGTGACCGTCTCGAAGTCCGTGGGCACCGGCATCTCCAGGCTGTAGTCGTCGGGCTCCTCGGGCAGCCGGACGTTCCGGTCGCCGGTCGGCGTCCCGCGGACCGTCTTGGTCTCGTAGTCGGTCGCCACGGCCGTCTGGCGCTCCAAGAGCTCGCGTTCGATGTCTTCGAGGCGTTCGACCTCGCGGCGCAACTGGAGGGCCATGTCGAGGCGCCACTCGGCCTCCGTGACCGCGAGCACCTCCCGGACCTCCTGGCCGATGTCGGATTCGTTCAGGTAGCGGGAGACCTGGCGGGGGTTGACGCCGAGCGCGTCGGCGATGTCCTGGCGGCTCCATTCGCCGTCCGAGCCCATGCCGTAGAACTTCGCCACCGCGAAGCGTTCCTTGGCGCTCTGGGTGGTGTACTGGCTGGGGTCGTGGTCGCCGAGCATGGGGACGTTGGCGTCGTCGTCGCCTGGGGGTCCAGTCACTTCGTCGTCACCTGGCAACCACTTTATCGGCTTTATGCATCAATGTGTTGTCGTTATTCGTCCCGGCCACACCCACTATCCGGGCCCCGCCGGGCGGCGTCCTACCAGCTCGCTTAGTAGAACAGGGCGACCGCTCAGACGGCGCCCAGCGGCCGCTCACGCGGTTCCAGGCCCGGGAGGTATCCTACCCCCTGCAAAACGCTGCGTAGAATCGCGGTGGCTCAAGCCTGTTACCCGCCGGGAACGGGGAGTACGGCGAATCCCAGTTTCCACGGAGAATAGCGTGGAATCTGGGCGTATCAGCCAGCTTAGGCGTCCCGGTCGACCCGCGGCCGGAACACCCAGGTGGCACGCCGGGCGCTCAGGCGGGGGGGCTCCTCGGCCGCGTCCACCAGTTCGTGGTCCGCGATGGCGTGTGCGTCGGGCTCGCGCATGCCGGCCACGTCGGCCTTGATGCGGGCCGCCAGCGCGTTCCCGATGCCGTCGACGGCCGCCAACTCCGCCTGCGTGGCGGCCTGGAGGTCCTCGATGCGCTCGAAGCCGGCCGCGACCAGCGCCTCGGCCTTGCGGCTGCCGACGCCGGAGACGGCTTGCAGGCGGCTGGCCGGCGCGGGCGCCATGCACTCCGGGCAGCGGGGCAGCCGGCCGTCGTCGGTCAGCTCCCAGAGCAGCGTCGCGTAGCCACAGCGGTCGCACTCGGCGGTCATCCGCTGAAGCGTCGCGTAGACGCCGAGCAGCGGGGCGTGCGGCGCGTCCTCGCCGCAGCCCGGACAACCCATGTGGAACTCGCCGAGCCCGCTGTTCGTGACCGTCAGCGGGTGCTGTGGGTGGACGAGCCCGCAGTACCGGCACCGGAACAGCTCCCGGTGGCTTCCGGCCCCCGAGGCGGGGATGGTGCTGGCGTCGAACTCGGTGTGCGTGAACGTCGTCGTCATCTGGAAGCGGTCGTCGCCGGCCGTCGACCAGCCCCCTTCGGCGTCGTCGTCCCAGGCGGCCGGCTTCGTGGTGTGGTAGGTGGGCGAATCGCCGGTCGGCGCGAGGTGTTTTTGCCCGCTGGTGACGCGGTCGTCTGAACGGTCAGTCATGGCCCCTCGAAGTCCGAGAACGCATCGGTGTTGCCGTCGGCGTCACCCAGCGGGCTGACGGGCAGCGTCGCGTCAAGCGTCTCCTCGCCGACCTCCCGGAGGTGGCGCTGGACGGCGGCGAGGTAGGCGGCGCGCTCGGCGAAGTAGTCGATGACGGCGACGAACCCGCCGGCGTCGCTGGCGCCCTCGACGACTTTATCCATCGCCGTCACCCCCGAGCTCGACGGCGCCAGCCGGCACCGTGGCGGTCATCACGGTGCTGACGGCGTCCGGGTCGGAGAAATAGGGCTCGACGTGCCACGCTCCAGCGTACCGGCGGTCGATGTAGAGCCGTCGTGTGCCCGGCATGTGGAAACACCGCTTGTCCTTGTGGGTGGTGGCCGTCACGTCGGCGTAGGGGAACTCCGCGTGGACGCTGACGCCGTGGGCGACGAAACTCCCGCCGCCTAGCTCGTAGTAGGCCAGGTGCTCGTGGAGGTGTTCGAGCGCCGCGGCGATACGGTCGCCGTCCACAACTTCGACGGTCTCCTGGGTGCTGAGCATGGTTACTGGATGGCCTCCGTGATGGCGGCGGCGGTCTTGGGGCCGACGCCGTCGACGGCGGTCAACTCGGCCTCCGTGGCCGCGACCACCGCGGCGACGGACTCGAACTCCCGGTACAGCGACTCGGCGGTCCGTGGGCCAACCCCGGGGATGCAGGCGAGCATCCGCTTGCCCGGGGGTTCGTCGGTGCCGAGGGCACCCGTCGGGAGATGCGTCGACGTGGGCGCCGCGGTGTGTTTGCGGCCGAGGCGGGTCGCCATATCGACCAACGACGCGGTCTCGCCGGCGGGGATGACCGGCAGCCCATGTCGGGCGGTGACCGAGGCGGCCTTCCCGCGGGCCGACGCCGGCTTCAGCCGGGTGTGGCCGAGGGCCTCGAAGTCCGGGAACCCGCCCTCCAGCAGCACGTAGGCGTGGTCGTAGGCGTCCGTGAGCTTCGTCACTTGCTCGTCGAGGCGGCCTTCGAGGATGGAGGCGGCGAAGTCGCTGGGGGTCTTGCGCTCGAAGCCCACGCCGTTGACGACGAGGTCGGCGGCCGCCAGGTGGGCCTCCCGCCAGTCCGATACGTCGGGGTGGGCGAGCGTCGCGGCGTGGACGGCCTCGGGTTCGCGGCTGTCGACGACGAGCGTCGCGCCGGCTGACCCCTCAGTCATCGCCGGTCACCTCGATGGCCTCCACGCCGTGGACGTGGGTTTTCGTGGTGGTGCCGTCCGACACCGACGACCGGAGCGTCACCGGCGTGTTACACGTCCAGCCCACGGCGTAGGGCTGGCCGTCACGGGCCTTGACGCAGAGCCGAATCACCGTCGTCTCATTCTCCCGGGCGGTCACGTCGATGTGGAACAGCTCCCCCGTCACGGCGTCATGTAGCCCGACCGCGCGGGAGCCGCGGGTTCGCAGGCGCTCGCCGGGGGTCACCCGCAGCCGGCGGTCGACGGCCGCGTAGAACTCGCGGTGCTCGGCGACGTGCAACAGCACGTCAGCCGGCGCTGGCGGGGCGTCTGGCGGCTCCGTGTCGTTGGAAGGGGTAGACATCGGAGCGTCACCTCGACGCGCTGTGCGCGGCGCTCTCGGCCGCCTGTGCGGCCCGCACGCCGACGGCCTGGTAGATGGCCTGCGGCGGCAGCTCGATGGCCGGGCAACACGCCAGCTGGACCGAGGACGCGAAACTGCGGATGTCCCGGATGCCGGAGCCGAGTTTCCGGCATTCGCGCTCGTCGCCGCGCTCGGACCGTTCGGTGACGTACAGCCGCGTGGGGGACTCCCGGTGTTTGGCGTCGACGAACAGCCGGTAGGTCTTCCCGGGGGCTTCGGCGCCCGCGCCGGTCGGGGCCAGATGCAGCTCCGCTGAGCAGGCGTGACAGCCCACGCCCTCGATGACGAAGATGCCGTACCCGCTGTCCGTGTCGGGGCCGGCGGGCTCGACCGCGAGGTACGCCGCGACCGCGTGGTAGTAGCCGGGGCTGCCGAGCAGCTGGCCGGCGAACTCGTGGCCGTCAGTCGCCATCGCCGTCCTCCCGAATCGCGTTCGAGTACATCGGCGACTCCTCGGGGTTGACGCGAGCCTCGGCTTTGACCTTCAACACGCCCCGGGGGAGCGTGCCGTGGACGGCGTACACGGGCCGGCGGCCGTCGTGGCCGTCCGCGGCGTAGTCGGCGGCGTCGATGCGCTCGTAGCTGCGGCCGCCGGCGCTGGCCTCGTACCACTTCAGCTGGAAGTCGTCGTGCTGGAGCAGATACCGGATGGACGTGGGCGACGCCGACGTAACCGTCATCCGGTCGTCGACGCGGTTGAAGCTGAACGCGGTCTCTTTCGACGCGAGTTCACGGTTCGGGTCGCCTTTGACAGCCGCGAGGATGTCGCTGTAGTCCTCGGCGGCGTCGCCGGGCGTCGGCACGGTCTCGGTCTCGTCGCCGGTGGTGTCGTCGGTCATGGATGGATGAGTGTGGTGTCGCGGGTGGTTACGGGTCGTCTGGGAGGCGGAACACGGTGCGGCCGCTCCAGTTGACGGCGGTCTCCTCGCCGGCGCGCCCGAGCGTCTCGTAGACGCGCTGGCGGTTGTGGTGGCTGTTCTGGTAGTCGTCGCTCCACCGCAGCACGTCGACGCTGGTGGTGCGCTGGCGGCCACTGTGGGCCGCAAGGTACGCGGCCACCAGCCGCTCGGCGCTGGGGTAATCGAGCTTGCCGTCATCGTCGGGGAAGTAGCCGGTCACTCCCCGACCACCCCCTCGAAGCGCGCGACCCCAGCGGTCACCGTGCCGTCCTCGGCGTCGAGGCCGGGGTGGTCGATGTAGCGGTTGACGTTGACCCCCCAGCGGTGGACCGACCGCTCGAAGGGCCGTTCGGCCCGGAACCCCGCCAGGGGTACGTCCAGCCGGACGTTGTCCCGGTCGCTCCACACCCAGATGTGGAGGGTGGTGCCGGCGGCCTGGGTGAGACAGGCGGCGTCGCCGGCCGCCGGGGTGAGATACCACTCCCGGAGCCGCCGCGGGATGCGGAGCACGCCGTTGCCGGTGACCGAACACGCCGCGGTCTCTGGGGCCTCAGCGAGCATCGCCGGGGCCTCCGTGGGAGCTGGCCGTCGACAGCGCCTGTTGCATCGCCGCCCGGAGCCGCTGGCGGGCCTCGTCGTCTGGGCCCTCAGCGAGGAGGTTGGGGTAGGTGGCGTACTCGCCCTGGCCCTGGCGGTAGGTGAGCAGCGTGGCCGCCGCGACCCGCCGGGGCAACATCTCCACCATCACCCCCCACATCCCGGCGACCTGATACGGCACGACGTAGACGCCGTCGTCGAGGCCGGCGTCGAGCAGGGCGTGGGCGTCGAGGTCGTGGCTGTTGAAGTTGAACACCACGGCGTCGCCGACCGTCGCGGGCTCGCCGAGCCGGGCGTCGAGATACGCCACGACCTCCGCGTGGGTGGTCTGGTCGCTGACCCACAAATCCGAGGCGTGTTTCGGAATCGAGGGCGTCATCGCTGACCCTCCAGGGCGTCCTCGCCGTCGTCGTCGCTGTCGCGGGCCTGGTAGTCGAGTAACGCGGCGAACAGCGCCGACCGCCACCACGCCCGGAAGACCGTGGCGGCCCCGAGGGCGACGACGGCCGCCACGACCGTCAGCCAGGCGCCGGTGGGGGCCAGCCCGAGGTCCCCGGCGACCAGATACCGGAGCGCGAGCGTGCCGGTGACGCCCGCCCACACCACGAGCCCGCCGTAGACCGCGCCCGCCCGGAACGGGTTGATGGAGACGCCCATCAGCTCTCACCCCACTTGTACCCGAAGCCCGGCACAGGGTCGCCGATGTAATCGAGGAACGCCTCGGTCTCCGCGGCAGGGAACTGGAGGTTGTAGCCGTTAACGGTGGCCGTGAACCCGATGTCCTCGAACAGGTCGACGAAGAACTGCTCGCGGTGCATCGCGCTGGCGACCCCCAACAGGATATACCGCGTGCCGCGGGAGTCGGCGAGGCAGCCGTCGGAGACGTACCAGGCGTGGAGTACCTGGGGGTTCAGCGAGAGGTCGTCGGGTATCCGTCGGCCGTCCGGGCCGTACCACGCGGCCTGCTCGGCGAGGCCTGGGTGGGCGCGTGTAGTCCAGCGGTAGAGGTCCTGGTGGCCTTCGTTGAACCCGCCCTTGTCAGCGCGGTGGGTAACGCCGAGACCGAACTTTCTAAACACGTCGTCGAGATGGTGGAGGTACGCCTCCGTAGTCATCTCCACGACCAACCGGGGGTTGCCGTTCGACGGCCGGTCGATGCAGCCGTCGCCCAGCGTGAGGCCGGTAGCGAGTTTCCGTTGGCGGTCGGTAAGCGGCGGGATGTCGCAGTCCGCACTGGTCGCCCAGTGCTGGCCGAGATTCTCGTAGCCCGTTTCGCAGGACGGGCAAGTTGTTTTGCTTGTCATCTTTTTAGAAAAGAACTTCGTTGACGAGTGCCTGGAGGTGGGCGCCCAGGCGG